TATACCAGATGGCTACACTGATCATGTGTCGAACACCCAGCGTTACAAGATGCTGGGCAATGGTTGGACTATCGATGCGGTGGCTCACTTGTTTAAGGGGATGCGTAATGGAAATTAATTTTGATGAAGAGGTGCTGTCGCACTCGTCGGTCGCGCCAGTGGTGGTAAAGTTTTCTGCTACTTGGTGTGCCCCCTGTAAAGCGCTTGAGCCAAAGCTTAGAAAAGTTATTGGTGACCGGATAAGGTTAGTTGAACTGGACATTGAAGAGCACCCAGTTGAGGCGCAAAGATTTAATGTTCGTTCGGTGCCGTTAACAATTGCTTTTGTAAATGGAGAGCAAGTTGCCGCGTTCAATGGTGATAAGCCCGAGTCATGGCTGGCTAATTTTATCGAAGAGGTACTAAGTAAATGAAAGAGTGGTTTTTTCAAAGAATAAAAGACGTTTCAGAAAACCCAGATTGTATCACGCCGAAAGAATTGCTGGACAGTAATTTCCTAGACAAAGTGTTTTGGAAAAAGTTTGGGTCAGGTCAGCATTCAATGATGTGCGGACACTACGAAGTTACCAAGCATCTTTATAATGGGACGTATAAAAGCAATTCTGGGAAAAGCAGGATGGGATCTTGGACTCCGTACTTTAATGTCCTTAACACAAGGACAGGAAAAAAACGGCAGGTCGGTATGGATGATGTCCGCTTTCATGTGGGAATGAAAAAAGAATTTGGAACCAACAGGCGTAACGATCCGGAAAGAAATTGGGGGTTACCGGAATGACAATTGAACCGATAACCATAACCTTGAAGAAGCCGATAGTAAGTCGGGTTCTTCATCTCCGGATTAACCACAGGGCATGGTTGAAGGATGCCCTATCCAAACCGATGAGGAAAATAAAATGATAAAACGGTTGATACTAAAAAAGGTTGATGAAACCACGCTACATCCTGAGCACGATGAACTTCTTTATCTGGTCGGTTCTAGCTTCTCGATGTACGAGCGCACTCTGACACGCGGTGATAAGCACCGCAAGGTCACGCATATAACCGATGTGACTAATCAGTATGGTTGGTTTGTGGCAGAGCCTATGGAAGTAATCTTAGATATGATGTGGGGGCATAAAAATGGGTAAGGTAAAAGCGTGGGTCATGGACATGGAAGAAGATGCCATCGACATGACCGTTGAAGAATGGACGGACAAGCATGGTGAAAGTCTGATCGAAGTCTATCACGAGGCTCGTAGGAAATATGCGGATATAGTAGGGGGTGAGGATGAGTAGTGTACACAGATACACCGAAGATGTTTTGTTGCGGGACACTAACTACAGGTTGCGCGGCAGAGAAACATGGATCGATGTTAAAAATCTTTGCGTTAAGGTTAGCCGTTGTGACACGGGTGTTGAAGTATCAATTTACCCCGAGGTTGACGAGGGTTTTGGCGAACCGCTTGTCACACTGTTTAGAGCCTTTCCTGAACTGGATGAGGATGCAGAAAACCCTAGAAAAAATATCCAGCACAAGCGACGGACGGGTAAAAAATTTAGCATAACTAAATTTATGAACAACAACTAAGGAGCAAGACTATGGGTAGAACTAAAATGGTTGAGAATATGACTGACGTAGAACGTGCAGAGCATTATCAAAAGATACGCGATGACAGGGATGAGCAACTGCGTGTGTCAGCTATGCATCTGGATGACGAGCAACGCGAGGCGATCAAAGAGGCTCGTGACGTGCTTCAAAGAGTCGTTCAGTGCTGTCATGAAGTCGGTGACGTGTGGATGTCCGATGTCAGTAAGATGGAAACAGCTTATTACGCCTTGAAGAATCGGTTTCCGTTGGATGAAGACTAATGAAGTGGGTGCTAGTCTTGGTTGTCTCTTTTGGCGACGGAAACTTTGAAACAAAGACACTGGGCGGCTATCACACCGTCGCTCAGTGCCACGTCGCCACCACTGAACTAACTTGGGGTGAGACAATGCCTGTGAATGAAGGTATCATTTGTATGAAAGTAGATAAGTGAGGTGCAACATGAACGCAAACAGACTCTATAGATCGATGCGGTATGAACCAGATCCCAGGATCGAGGAAGTAGAATCGACAATCGAGTTCGTTAAAGGCATTGGTCGGATGTCCGTTGAGGAGCCTTACCAAAGTCCCAGTGTCAAAGAAGATATCGTTGGCTACAGTTATTACACGGAACGCTGGAGAAGAACCCCAGCAATTCCACCGAGGAGAAAATCATGATTGAATTCGGAGACGGTCTATTAGCGCGCAGGATCGAGGATGGTCTATGTCCCCAATGCCTAGTGCTTTGGGACGAGGAAAACGAGCAGTGTGACTTGTGCGGCTTGATCATCGATAGTTTTAAACATAGTGAGGAGTCGCAGGATGCAGGATGATCTTGCACAATCCCACACTATAATCTATCATAACGAAAAATGTCGGCGCTGTGATGTGCGCGCAGATGTTTATCATGGTGCTGAGTTATTATGCGCACCTTGTTACTTTGAGGAGATAAAAAATGAGTCAGGAAAAGAAAGAATGGAACGAACTGGTGCAACCTTCATTGCCACTTAGTCCTACGACCCTCGAGTGGGCAGAGGCTGTATCAATTATTGACAGTTGTGTTCATGATGTCATTGCAAATTCACTTGATGAGGACGAGCAGGCTAAATTAATGAGTGCGTGGTCGAGGATGTTGGTAGGGTAATATGAAACAAAGAGATCCAAACTGGCGGAGCATTCGCCAGCATCACGTTGTGCCAGATAAACGTCACAAGACGAACAACGAGGTAGAGTTACAACTGGCTAGGTCTGAGTTAAGCTTAGAGATGTCACTCAAGGACGGATGTCCGAGGTGCGGCAATCCTAAACGAGTGGAAGTGCATGGACATATCCAGTGCACACGCTGTAAAAGTGTAATAGATGATTGCTGTCAAGGAGAATGTGCAACATGAGTAACGTAGTAAGCTTCCCTGCTAACAAGATAGAGAAAACGCTAGATCCGGTGCCAAAGGTCTGTGAACTAGCGGCAGAAAATTTCAAGGACTTAATTATATTAGGTCAGAACAAGGATGGCGCAGTGCAGATGGTTACGACCATCCATGACCCAGCAGAGATATTCTGGTACATGGAAGCCGCGAGGTTTGGCATCATGTTAGGTGGTGAAGACGACGAATAATAATATAGGTGGAGCTATACAATGAAATTTAATTATAAGACTGAGCCGTATGCGCATCAGCATGAGGCGCTGGTAAGAGGTCACGAGCGCACAAGTTATGCTTACTTCATGGAGATGGGATGTGGAAAATCCAAGGTACTTCTCGACAACATCGTCTGGCTATATGAGCAGGGCAAGATCGACACTGCCGTTATCGTCGCTCCGAAGGGGGTGTACCGTAACTGGGAGATTAGCGAGATACCGGCTCATTTTCCAGACGACATTCAGCGTGAGATATATGTATGGAGTGCGAGTCCAAACAAGAAGCAAGCCGAAAGACTTAAAGACGGTATGCAGAAGCGTGGTGTCTTGCGCATTTTTCTGGCGAACGTGGAAGGCTTCGCATCAACGAAGCTGCCGAAATTCGTGGGCGCATTCACAAAGAACAGCAACTTCCTTCTTGCTGTTGATGAGTCAACAACAATTAAGAATCCCCAGGCCAAGAGAACGAAGGCTTTGGTCAAGCTTTCTCAGGACGCCGCATACAAGCGCATACTTACGGGGTCGCCTGTTACAAAGTCACCGCTAGATCTGTATGCACAATGTGGGTTCATGGATAAGAAACTGTTGGGGCATGACTCCTACTATTCTTTCCAAGGTAGGTTTGCAATCACCAGAACCCAGCGCATGGGCGCCCATTCATTCCAGCAGATAGTCGGGTACAGAAACCTAGAAGAACTGTCTGACAAGCTGCGGGCATTCTCTTATCGGGTGACCAAAGAGGAAGCACTGGATCTGCCGGACAAGATATACACTACCAGAAATGTCGGGCTAACCGAACAACAGCTAGAGTATTATGCGTCCATCAAGTCTGCCGCAGTGGCGATCCTAGAGGACGGTGGCTTGGTCACCGCACCAGCGGCTATGACACAGCTACTCAGACTTCAACAGGTGCTGTGTGGTCATGTAATGACCGATGACGGTGAGATGGTTGAGGTGCCTACCAAGCGGCTACAGTCGATGGTTGATTGCATAGATGAGATGACAGGCAAGGTTATTATCTGGTCGCGCTTTCGCTACGACATTAAGAAGATCACGGAGACCTTGAAGAAGATCCACGGTCCGAGTTCCACGGTCAGTTATTTCGGGGACACGAGTGAGCAGGATCGTATTGATGCGGTGCAGTCATTCCAGCATGGTGATGCTAGGTTCTTTGTAGCTAACCCGCAGACCGCAGGGTATGGCCTTACGTTAACGGCGGCAACGAACGTGATCTATTATGCCAACGACTTTAATCTTGAGACTCGGGTTCAGTCTGAGGATCGTGCTCACCGGATTGGTCAGAAGCATTCGGTTCTGTATGTAGATCTAATGACCAAGAATACGGTGGATGAGCACATTGTGAAAACTTTGCAGGGGAAGATTGAGTTGTCTGCTCAGACTCTTGGTGAACAAGTGAAGAAATGGTTGGAACTTTCCCCCCGCCGAAGTGACGATTAGATGCGTTTTGTTTTGCTAACCTATGCCCAGTCTTTTGATACACGGATTTTGGCGACTCTAGCTGATGCGGGTATAAGGCACACTGACCTGTCTCGAGGTCAACATATAACAACCGGACACCCAGCTTCTGCTGTGGTTCTTTAAGGAGACGAGAAATGATTGAGCCATTTTTCCTACGGCCAACAGTTTTAACATCGAAGCACAGAAGTTCCCCGGTCGGAGAAAGTGCAATCAAATCTATAGGACCTTGCTCGACGAACGGCTGGTACACATAGCAGTTTTGGGACAGCAACCAGTCGGCGGCAATCAGTTCGGATCTTTTACCGTCTCTAATTCTTCCATCTGGTCTCATTTAGTACTTGACCCTCTAGGTTAATCCCAGTAGATTCTACTGAGCAAATGGTTTTTATACAAGGAGAAATAATGGATAGCGCGAAATGGAAGTCGATAGCTGTGTCTATTGATATTTACACAATACTTCGTCAGTTAGCTGAGAAGAATGACCGGAGTGTTAGCAAGCAGGTGGCGCATATGGTTAAACAGATCACAGAAAAGGAAGCAGCGTAATGAAAAAACTCTTGGCATTTATTCTAGTCTTTGCCTTCGCTGGCACAGTACAAGCTGGCGTTCGTTGTACAACAGATGCGTGGGGGAATACCACATGCTATGGAACAGGTGACGACTCTGGGTATAGTTCGCGTACGACAACCGATGCATGGGGCAACACGAACACCACTGACAATCGTGGTAATCGTGTGCGTTGCACAACTGATGCATGGGGTAATGTGACTTGTAACTAAAGGAAATAGTGCTGGAATGGGTAACCTCTGAACGCCAGCACTAGGGGATGCATTATTGATCGAAATATGCATCCCCACACTTGGGAATTTAAGGGGTTTATTTCCCTAGTTAGAATATGATACAACCCCGTTCACTGCCGAAGGGCAAAAACTTTGTACGATAAGGAGATGTACGATGAGCGATGTGTTTTCGCTATTTGAAGAAGAGGCTGTCAACGCCGACAAGTTTGACGAAGTGAATAAGGAAGGTGCTAGTAATCTTTCTAACCTGATCCGTAGGTCTATTCAGATCGACGAAGAGATTCAGAATGCTGAACAGTATTTAAAAGATCTCAAGTTCAAAAAAAGAAAGGTGAACGAGGAAGACATACCTATGCTCATGAATGAGATGGGTATGGATAGTGTAAGTGTCGATGGCCACAGGGTCAGCGTCCGTCAGTTCGTTCACGCCCGTATCTCTGATGATAAGCGCGAAGAGGCGTTCGCCTTTCTGCGTTCAATTGGTGAGGCAGACATCATCAAGAACGATGTCACTGTGTCATTCAAAGCAGGTGAGGACAACATGGTAGGTGCTGTCATAGAAGATCTTCGGGGTCAGTATGGCCTTGAACCTTCTCAGAAGACACACGTCCATCCTTCTACTTTGAAGGCGTGGGTAAAGAATCGCGTTGAAAGCGGCAAAGAACTAGACTTCGACACGTTCGGAGTATTTGTAGGCAATGAAGCCAAGATCACAAGGAGTTAGACATGGCTGATACAGCAGTAGTAGAAAAGAAAGAAACACTTCCATCAACACTTATGGCCGACATGGCCGCGTTTGCTGGCGAAGGTATGGATAGCATTGGTACAGAGGACATGCAGATCCCGTTCCTGCGGGTATTGCAAGCCCTGTCGCCGGAGATCCAGAAGAATGACCCTAAGTTTATTAAGGGTGCATCGGCTGGTGACTTGGTCAACACAGTGACAGGTCAGACATGGGACGGTGATGAGGGTGTGATTGTTATCCCTTGCGGCTATGCCGTGAAGTATCTTGAGTTTGGGTTGCGTGAATCCGGCGGTGGGTTCCAAGGTGAACTACCAGCTAACCACCCAGACATTGCCAACACCACCCGTGATGGTGCGGCAGAGATTCTGCCATCAGGAAATGAGTTGGTGCGTTCAGCGCAACATCTTGTCATGATCGTAGATCCAAAGTCTGGTGCTACCCAGCAAGCAATCTGTGACATGAAAAAGACACAGTTGAAAGTGTCTAAGCGTTGGAACACACAGATGCGCATGGTTCAGTATGAAGGTCCTAACGGTTTGTTTAACCCACCTATGTGGGGTACAGCATGGCGTTTGACTGCGGTGACTGAGAGCAATGATCGTGGTACGTGGTATACCTTCGCGGTAACTCGTGTTGAACCAACGGAGATCCCCGGTTCGGCGTTCGAGGCCGCACGTTCTTTCTTCCAGTCATTCACATCCGGCGAGGTAAAGACCCAAGCTGGTACGTCTGATGAGATGCAGAACACAACATCTAGTCAACAGGATACCGACGACATCCCGTTCTAGCCAGTTTGAGGGGCGCGTTTTTGTCCTGCCGATTTTTTCGCGCCCCTCAATCCACCTTTAGGCTAGATGGAGATATCAATGGATCAAGCCACAAGGTTCATGGCGGCGTTTAACGGCTTCGATGGCGCACATGGACAGACACAAATATCAGAAGAACGCAGAGCCGGGAAACAAAAAGCTAAGTCATTCATTGTAAGACAACCTCTTACGATTGAGTTAGTTCAAGGCCACCTTTCGGGAAAGAAGGGTGTTGGTTCTATACCTATTAAAGCAGACAACAAGTGTAGCTTCGGCGCGCTGGACATTGATCTGTACCCACTGGACTTACCTGCTCTTGATCGTAGACTTCAAGACAATAAGGTTCCTGCTGTGGTGTGTCGGTCAAAGTCTGGCGGGGCACACATATTCTTTTTCTTTTCAGAAGATATCAGTGCTGGTGAGTTCAGGGACAAGGCCGGAGAAATATCCGCGTTCCTTGGGCACGGTGGCTGTGAGATATTCCCCAAGCAAGAGCAGATTCTAGTTGAGCGTGGCGATGTAGGTAACTTCATCAACCTGCCTTATTTTGACCAAGATCAGACAATGCGCTACGCCATCAAAGAAGATGGTGAGGAAGCTACGCTCGATGAGTTCCTTCAGATGGTGAGGGATCGAACCTGCACACCAGATGATTTTGTTAGCCTGACACTTGGCAAGAAGATTGATGAGTTTAATGAGTGGCCACCTTGCATGCAGAGTTTATTCTCTGATGGTGTGCCAGAAGGCACACGTAACACAGTAATGTTCGGTGCTTGTGTAGCTTGTAAGAAAGAGCAACCAGAAACTTGGAAGGCTCGTCTCGAAGAAATCAACACTAAACACGTTGACCCACCGCTTCCTGCTGCGGAAGTTGTGACAGTTCAGCAACAGCATGACAAAAAAGATTATGGTTTCCCCTGTCAGCAGGAGCCGTTCAAGTCTCGTTGCAACAGAACACTGTGTAAGACCCGCAAGTATGGCATTGGCGGGGCAAGCGCAAGCGTTGATGTGACTGGCCTGTGCGTTGTGAAGTCGGAGCCGCCAGTGTGGTTCTGTGACGTTGATGGCAAGCGTGTCGAACTGATTACAGAGGAACTACAAACACCGCAGAAGTTTCAGAAAGCTTGTATGGAACAGATCCGCGTCATGCCACCTATGATGAAGATGGCCGACTGGCAGGATCTTGTTTCAATGATGATGGCTGATATGAGTGAGATCGAAGTTCCGGAAGAACTTACGTATAAAGGTCAGTTCTTGGATCTGGTTGAAGACTACTGTGGTGGCAGGGTGCAAGCGGCTAGCATAGAAGAACTGTCATTGGGTAAGCCGTGGACAGAGGATGGTCTGACTTTCTTCCGCATCGAGTCTTTGATTAAATTCCTACGTAATGCAAAGTTTGACACATACAGCAGGGGGCAGATACAGGAACGTCTGAAAGAAATGAACCCTGATGGCAACGCCAGTGGACAGAAAAATTTTAAAGATTCAAAGGGTCAGTGGAAGAACATACGTGTGTGGCACGTCCCTGAATTTAAGGGTCAGGTTGATGTACCTGACGTTCACATAGAAGATAACGAGGTGCCGTTCTAATGGATTATGTGGCATACTTTTTATGTGACACTTGCGGCCACAAATGGAAAACATACTACAGCCGAGTCAAGATGCTAGAGCATGGCGACATTTGCGAAAATTGTATGGATCGTCCAACAAATCAAAAAAACTTTTTGGGCTACGTTGTTGAGCCATATTTCTACGAAAGGGTAGACTAGTATGGAAACACTTATCTTTGGACCACCGGGCACAGGCAAGACGACCAAGCTACTTGGTATAGTTGATGAGGCACTGAGCAATGGCGTTAACCCCAGCCGGATAGGCTTTGTGTCGTTCAGTAAAAAGGCGGCGACAGAGGCCAAAGACAGGGCGGTGGAGAAGTTTGGCATTGACCCCAAGCATCTAACACATTTTAGAACACTGCACTCGCTGGCGTTTCAGTACCTTGGTCTTAATAGCAAGGACGTGTTGAAAGGTTCAGACTACAACGAACTAGAGCGTTTGATAGGACTACCGTTTTCTTCCCACGCTTCCCTTCGTGTAGACGACGGGCCTATCTTCACGGGCGGCAAGCAGGGCGACGCTTACCTAAATGTTATTAACCTTGCCCGCGCACGGATGGTTAGCGCCGAGAAACAGTTTCATGAGTCCAATGACTGGCGGTTAAATCTCAACCAGTTAAAGGTGATCAACAATGCATTAGCTAGGTACAAGGACGTCCACGACAAGATGGACTTTGTTGACATGATTGAGCAGTTCATAGCTGGAAACGAAGGACCTGATCTTGATCTTTTGATTGTTGACGAGGCACAGGACTTAGTCCCATTGCAGTGGCGTATGGTAAAAGAGATCCTAGTACCGAGAGCCAAGCGCGTGTATTACGCTGGCGATGATGATCAATGCATCTATTCTTGGATGGGTGTTAGTGTCGAAGAATTTATGAACGCATGTGATGATGTGGTGGTTTTAAATAAATCATACAGACTCCCAAGAGAAGTGTATAACGTCGCGCAACATCTTGTAAAACGTATAGGAATTCGCCAACAAAAAGTCTGGGCACCCAACGATCATGATGGAAGTGTTGAGTACCATTATGATATCATGGACTTGGATCTACGTACTGGTGAGTGGTTGATACTTGGACGAACAAACTTTATCGTTAACAAGCTTGCACAAGACCTCAAAGATCAGGGTTACCTGTTCTGGCGTGAGGGCACCGGATGGTCCATTTCCCCAAACACATTAAAGGCGTTGGAGGTATGGTTACGGCTATGCAGAGGAGAGACATTTACATCCGAGGAAGTAAAAGAGTTTGGCAAGTTTTTGAGAACGGAGAATATAACCCGGGCTGGGAAAAAACTTTTGAACAACTTAGACCCCGAAGAAGTTTATACTCTCGACGACATTATCGAGAAGTGCAATTTACTCGTTACCAAAGAGACACACTGGTCGGACGTAATCAAGGTGTCGGAGAAGGAAGTTCTTTACATATCCTCGGTTCGTCGGAGTGGGGAGAGGATACTTGGGGATGCGAAGCCGAGGATCCGTCTATCGACGATTCACAAAGCCAAAGGTGGCGAGGCGGATAACGTCGCGCTACTAACCGAAACCAGCAGAGCATGTGCCGAAAGTCCAGATCAGGACTCCGAAGTACGTACCTTCTATGTAGGTGCGACGAGGGCACGACACAACCTACACATCATCGAAAACGGACGGGAAAGGTTCAGGATATGAAACGAGCAGAGATACTAGAGACAGCTATTGGTTACGTCACGCAAGACAGGGCGGCGGATCACGGTGATATGGAAGACAACTTTGCTACTATCGCGGCGTACTGGGCTATCCATTTGGGTCACCCTGTAACCGCCGCTGATGTAGGTGTGATGATGAACCTGTTAAAAGTTGCTCGTATCAAAAGCAATGCAGGTCACATAGACAATTATGTAGATGGTAGCGGCTACCTGGCTTGCGCTGGTGAACTTGTATCGAAGCCCGAAAGCAATGCATAATGAGCCATCAGTACAATTTTATAGATCATCCCGATCATCGAGAGGAGTATCCGAAGATGAAGGATAAGAACGACGTAGCAGATGCGGAAGAGATGAAAGAATACTCTATCGCTGGTGTTCGAGAAGACTGGTCTCCGCCTCAGTCATTCCCTGATCTAACGGCGTACCCTCGCATAGCCATTGACTTGGAAACGCGAGACCCGAATCTAATGCGGCTAGGTCCCGGCTGGTGCCGAGACGACGGATACGTCATTGGCTACGCTGTGGCGGCTGGTGATTTCATAGGATACTACCCTGTCAGACATGAGGGTGGTGGCAACTTCCCTGAGTCCAAGGTTGTGAACTGGCTGAAGAAGCAGATGGCTACGCCCAAGATCGAAAAGGTTATGCACAATGCAATGTATGATCTTGGCTGGATGCGGTGGGCAGGGATCGAGGTTCAAGGACCAATTATTGACACTATGATAGCCGCCCCACTTTTGAATGAGAACCGTAGATACTACAACCTGAACTCACTGGCTGGCGAATATCTTGGCGAGTATAAGAACGAGCGTCTGTTGAAACAGGCGGCGGACTACTTCGGCGTCAACCCTAAGTCAGAGATGTGGAAGATGCCGTGTAACTTTGTGGGGCCGTATGCCGAGCAGGATGCGGCGGTAACCCTGAAGCTTTGGGACAGGCTACGTCAAGACATGGTAGCTGATAAGGTCACTGGGATCTTCGACCTTGAAGCTGGGTTACTTCGCCCCCTGTTAGACATGCGTACTAACGGTGTGCGTGTTGACGTAGACAAAGCACAGATCGCGCGCAAGGAATTAAAGAAACGAGAGGCTCAGCTACTTGAAGAAATTAAAGGGGAAACAGGGCACTACATTGAGCCGTGGGTCGCCACATCTATAGCAAAGGCGTTCGATTCCGTTGGGCTGGCGTACAATAGGACAGAGGGCACGGATGCGCCTTCCTTTACAAAACAGTTTCTTTCTAACCACCATCACCCACTGGCGGCAAAGATTGTAAAGCTTCGTGAATTTAACAAAGCCAACACAACATTTATTGAAACCATTCTTGAGCATTCGCATAAAGGTCGTATCCATTGTGAATTTAATCCTCTTCGTTCAGATGATGGCGGCACTGTGACGGGGCGTTTCTCATCGAGCAACCCGAACCTACAACAGATCCCTGCCCGTGATCCAGAGTTAAAGGCTATGATCCGTGGGTTATTTATACCAGAGGAAGGTTGCAAGTGGGGGTCGTTTGACTACGCCTCACAAGAGCCTCGCTGGCTTGCACATTACTGCGCCAGTATAAAGAATCCGCACCCAGCAATCAACGAGGTTGTCGAACTGTATAAGAATGACGACGCAGACTTTCACCAGATGGTAGCAGATCTTGCGGGCATCACTCGTAAGGAAGCTAAGACTGTCAACCTTGGTATTATGTATGGTATGGGCAGGAAGAAGCTTGCTGGTGTCATGGACATAACCGAGGAAGAAGCAAAGGCACTGCTTGCCAATTACCACGAGAAGGTTCCGTTCGTTAAGGGCATTGCTGACATGGCTGCGAAACAAGCAGAGAAGTTCGGTCACATACGCACTATTCTTGGCCGCAAGTGCCGCTTTGATCTATGGGAACCTAAGTCATATGGATACACCAAGCCACTGCCGCTAGAAGCGGCGGCAAAAGAGTATGGTGGAACAGGTAGAATTCGCCCAGCGTTTACATACAAAGCGCTAAATAAATTGATCCAAGGTTCGAGTGCCGACCAAACAAAGAAGGCGATGGTAGACTGCTACGCCGAGGGGTTGATACCGATGCTGACAGTGCATGATGAACTGTGCTTCAATGTCGAAACCTCAGCGCAAGCCGAGCGGATTGTCGAGATCATGGAGACATGTGTTCCTGAACTGAAGGTTCCGTTCAAGGTTGATGCAGAAATGGGCGACAACTGGGGCGAGGTCGGATAAAACTTCGTCTCTCGTCGAGGTGAAGGTACTACCACACGTCGAGTCTAAACGAACTCGACGTGAGGCCGTATTATTATTTAATGATTTCAGTCAGTTGCAAGTAACAGCATCCGGTTAACCAAACGCCTTGCGCGGTTAGGTACCTGTGTGTACCACCTCGAATCGACCATTTCCTCGCTGGCACGTTTGAAATCACGGGCATCGACTGCCGCTTTCATGCCTTTGAACTTTGACAAACGAGGCCGACCCATATTGAACATCATGTTGGCAATGATATGCTGGCACTCTTCTGGCAGTTCGTCGAAATCATCATACAAAACTTTGCACTCGTCAATCGTGATTGCCATGTCAAGCTTGAATAGCTGGTTGACACGATCTTGCTCGACTACGGTACCCACAGGTTTGCCATACTCTGGCTCACCTTCGAGGATCAAGTGACCTATGCCCGTTGTCTCCAGACCTAGATGGTCTAAATAAATTTCGTATTTACAGCCTTCATCTTCGGCTATCTCTTTACGTAATACATCTATGTTCATTATGGATTCCTTTGAGCAATCACTAGATTCTTTAATGTATCAACGGGGTTTCCGCTACCCAGAAATGCAGGGTTTGTTCTTGTGCCTGCCTGCGCTGGAGAAGAAGTTCCGAGGTTCGAGGTCGGAGTAACAGGAACCAACAAGCTAGGGTCAAAGCCCTGCGCTGCAGGTTCTGCGCTAGCTGTGGGCGCCGCTTGGCTAGTAGCTGGGGCTACTTGAACTGTTGGTTCTTCAGCAACACCAAACTTACGAGACCGCGCCTCTCTTCTAATTTTTTCAATCTCGGGTCTAGCCTTTGTGTATTGGTCTATCGTTTCGTTGCGACGCATGTTCCCTGTTATAACACTAGTAATTTTAGGGGGTATATACCGACCTTGTAGTATCTCGGTTATTCCGGATACGTTAGCGTTCTTTAATGTTCTTCTGATTTGTCCCGTAGACATACCGATCTTCTTCATGTCTTCTATCAGACTAAACATTTGATTCTGAACACGGAAGGTTGCTTCCTCTGATGCGCGGTATGCGTCAACCAGATCGGAGCTAACTACGTTTCTACGATTAGCTACTGTGTTTATAATGTTCTTTGCATTTTGTCTTGCACGTCCAAACTCAAATCCCTTAAATCTAAGACCCACAGGGGCGTCAATCTTTCGTTCGCCTACACCAGTAATAACCCGTGCTAACTCTTCCGACAAGTCTAGCTCTAGCCCGGCTCTGTCTTTGGGCGAGATATTAAACTTCTCCGACAGTCCTGTGTCGTTTAAGAAGGCGCGAGAAAACCTACTGAGTTCAACTTCACCTGATCTCACATCAATCGGCGAACTGCCCGGCATTACCCCATCAATAACATGAGCAAAACTTTTTGCTAATTTATCTCCGGCGGAATCTTCGGGGTTATAAACTCGAGCACCAGTTATTGTATTACCTGCTCTACCACCTGCTAACTGAGCCAACTGACGGACACCTAAAGTCTCCGATTCAGGATCCAAAACGTCACGTATCTTACCTGTTATAATAGACTCTTCTGTAAACGGGGCAAACAACTCGGCGAAAGGAGCCTGCGCCGCCTCAAAGACTATCTGAGCACTGGGTTTACCTTGTAGTCTACCTTCTTCTGCTTTGTTAAACGCAGCAACAGCTATTTTTTCAAGCAGGTCATATGGGTTTGTATAGCTGTAATTAATGTATGTAGGTAAACCATTTTCATCTCGCCCAGTAGGAATCAAACGTGCGTTACGTTCCCAAGGCATGGCGATAGATCTTTGGTATGCATCTAGCTCATCTTCTGAAACACCACTAACTTCATGCGCATAGTTCTTCAGCGTCATAGGAGCAATGGCGTAGGTTGACATGGCTCCGGTTATACGACGCAATCCTATTTGCCTGATTGCGGCATTGTCACTAGCAAGTTCATCAACCGCACGAGAAATAGTGTTAACACCTGTCCGAAGAATCTCGTATGGGAAAGTGATAAAGTTACCGACAGGTAGTTTACGAAGACCGCGTATGGCCTCTGGGGCTAGGTTATAGTTAGGAACGGTGTTTCTTACAATTCGTGCGGCTTCCTCTTTATATGCTCGGTTTACCATGTCAGAGGTTATTTCCGTACCCTGCTGAACGGGCGCCCCATTGAGTGCTTTGTACTGGTTTTCCAAAGTCTCCGAACGCAAAGCATTACGTAACTTATTTTGCTCAAACTTGTAGTTGTATATTTTCCAAACGTCGTCACCGCCCTGATATAAGTTCTGAGCAACCTTTCCTGTTTTGGATATAAACGAACCAAGCGTGCTATCTGTTAGCGAGGAACCAAACTTACGACCCACCTTTACCCCATCGACAGTCGCGTCTTCGGTAAAGCCCAGACCTTGTTTGATAAGATCCTGTAGTTCTCGTAACTCTGCTTGCGTTCCTGTAACACCAAGAGCCTGCACTTCCTGTAGTTCTCGTAACGCATCTTCTGGTTTCATATCGAAGATGTCATCCATCACAAGACGAACGGATTCACCGAGGTTGGCGCCTTTACCAACATTACCTTGAGCCAAAGCCATAAGTCCGGCAGAGGTTACGTTACGTATTTGCGTGGTAAAAGATAAAACAGTCTTTGCGTATTGCGCTCCCGACTTTAATCGCAGGAATCCGGAGTATGCTTTTCTTGCAAGGTTACCGGACGTGCCCATGTCATTTATAACCAAGCGGGTCATGTCGTTATACAAAGCGTTAGGAACAGCGAAGCCTTGTAAAGACCCCCATGCAGAGTCCCCCGTGTCATCGCCCTTGCCTAAAACTACGTAGTTTTCTAACTCATCTGGATTCATGAGGCGAAGTTTTTCTGGGGAAATAAAAAACTTACTCATGTTTTCGCTTGATCTAGAAGCATTTGCGATACTGCCAAAGTAGTCATCAACAGCACGAAACTCAGCTAGATCAGACACAGTCCCAAGAAATGCTTCTCTAGTGTCTGACACCTCACCCAGTAGTGCACGTTTAAAGTCTACCCTTTCCATGCGCTTTTTAAACATGCCAGGCTGGATTCCAAACTCTTCTACTCTAGAGGTAAAAGTAGTCTGACCTTTGCCTGTTCTTGGACGGTTTCTTTTTATGAAGGCGTCTACAGCTTGCTTCGCTTGCTCTGGAGTTACCTCATCACCCACAAGCCTAAAGCTAGTGGGGTCATCAAGGTCGCCAATTAGGCCATACTTTTTCATCAAACCCGCTCTGTTTTCAGCAGGAATTGCTTCATTATTAACAAGGCGCGACAGTTCTTTAATTGTCTGACGCTTACTGCCCATAAATCCTTTTATACCAGCCTCGATAGATTCTTCCGTAGGCACATACTTAGAGTCTTCAAAGATGCGGTAGCGACGACGAAGATACTTATTTAAGTTTTCCTCGATTTCGGATCTGAGCGCAGCTCCCATGTCCGTGATCCCCGAACCTTTTTTCCCGGGAACCCCATCTAAAGACTTTACGTAGTTACTATTTAATACGTCGTTACTTAACCTATCGACAAGCTTGCGCATTTCAGTTGCTTTAAGCTGTACGTTTTCAGGCAATTCGTCAAAGGCACGAAGTCTAGCTTCCTTGGTAGGGCCTGTCATAAACTCTTCGAGGTTAGTAAAAATCTTTTGACGGATAAGTGGCGAGTCTTTTTTTGATGTAACTTTTGCGGCTTCTTTTAAAACAACATCTATCTCTTTATCCAGACCAGCAAGCACAGACTTAGCACCTTTGATCTGAGCTTCCACATCACCAGAGATCAAAGAACGCTGTTCCGCAATTCTTTCAGGAAGAAAACTTCTGTATCTAAATATAGATGACAACCCAGCTAGTCCCTGACCCAGAGCACCTTGTTGTTCAGGGCGGAATATACGATCCGCTTCTGCGTCATCAAAAACTTTTTTTACTTTTTGACCGCCTTTGATAGTAGTCTTTGCCGCTAGCTGAACACCTTTTGCAAGTGGGTTGGTAACACCAGCTATAGTGTCTTGAGTAAGTGCACGCCCTGCTACATTTGCTGTTCCGGCAAGAATTGCTGGTGCAACTATAGTTGCCGCAGCGCCCTCTGCACCCACGGATAATTTATTGGTTAACCTGCGAAGCGCCTCTTCACGACCTGCCAACCCTATCTCTTGATCAGTTTGTGTGGGACCGCCCTCAAAGAAGTCTGCAATGGTAGTTGTACCGTCAGTAGCCACAACAGCATCAGCTAGACCTGCGGCGGCAACTTGCTGTGCACCAAGGCCAAGTTTTTCTCCGCGTGTTAACCCTAGTGTGCCGTCTTTGTTTTTTAGTGGCGACGCCTTACCTTTTCCTAAAGCTTTGGATAGTCTTCCTACCTTACTAAGTTTACTTACAACGCCTGCGGCTCCAAGACCGGGAATGGCGTATTGAAAGATAGCTTCCGTGCCCTTACCAACAAGACCAGTAGGATCAAGACCTAAGTATTCTCTTAGACCTTCTGCTTTTTCTGTCACAGCAGATGAAAGACTGGTATCCGCCGCAAGATCTATACCAATAGCACCAAGTTCTAGAATCCCTTGAGGTATAGCTATAAGTCCAGAAATTGCGCCTTCTATAGCCTCTGAAACTACGCCCTCGTCTTGCTCGTCGGCCACGGCTGACTTTTCAACAGGAACCAACAAAGAAGGGTCGAAGTCTTCTTCTTTGTCGGGGTTTAAGGGAACCAACAAAGAAGGGTCGAACTCAGCCATTATTTTTTAACCTCAAAACCACCCGCTGTTTTTTTCCTGTAGCCAGTGGGTGCGCTTGAATCACGAATGTAAACAACTCCGTCTGCGGGGTTCACAAGCTCCATGCCATCTGGACGAGATGCGGTGGCGGTAGTAGCGGGAGCATCGCCTGCTGTATATTGCCCCTCTAAGTAGACTCGCATTTCTTCAGTGCTTGGCGGGTTATCAACGCTAAATTTGTCTGGTAATTGTCCTATCATTTCTGTCCTAGTTTCATATGGCCCGTCTGTACTTTTTAGTACCTCTTGAGCCATTCTTTCAGGGCTATACGCCTGCCCTGTCTTAGACTTGGTAGTAGTTTCTGCCGCGATTATTTGCTTGATCATCTCAGCTTTATCGCCAACCGTTCTCAAACCTAATTCAGTAGGGTTGTTATCCTCGTCTATAAGGTTGAGATCTCTGAAAGTGTTAAGAAGTGCTGGGTTGCCTTTCCGTATGGTTGCTTCAAGAGTTTTTTCAGCTAGTGTAAGTGTGGCGGCGGCATTTAGTTTCTGCGCTTCTCTAGCCTCAAGGTTTGACATTGCATTAATCAAATTTATTTCAAATGTATTGTTTGCTCTTGCTGTGTCTGCCTCAAACTTCATTTGGTTAAATTCTCTTGTTGCCACAGCCTCGCCATATATACGAGCATTTTGTGCTTTCACATTGTTTGCGTTAGCCATGTATTGATTATACTGGTTCTCGGCGGCGGCTTCTGCGATATTTGCAGACCTTTCGTCACGTATTAACTGCCTGCGAGCGGAACGCATTTCTTTTAA